GATCGTCAGCTTGACCAGCGCGATAACGCACGTGCAAGAATGGACGACGAACGTTAGCACCAACCATTTGATCGTAAACTGAAGAAGTACCAGCTGGGATTAATACACCATCTACTCCACCAACGTGTCCACGAGTAGACGCATCGTTTAAGTATTTCCAGTCAGTCTTATAGAAGTCATAAGATCCACGACGGAATCCAGTAAAACCAAGATTCAATGCCATGTCCTCAGAGTTTTCAAATACTCCATAAGCAGTACCACCTTGAGTACCAGCAGAAAGACCAGCAAGCATATCATCAAACTTAATATTAGCGCTTCTGTCTAAATAAAGCATGTTTTCTTCGATAGCACCCTGCTTGTCAAGCTCAGCTAGTAACAAGTCGAATTCGTCTAATTGTTCTGCATCGCTAGTTGTAGCAGCGTCTAATAAGCTAGTAGCTACAATACCACGGTTTTCAATAGCAGAGAACAAGCCTTCAGTACCTTCAACGCCTACAGTAGATGCAGACTCAGCTTTTTCAGCTTCAACCATAGACATCTCTAAGTAGTCATTGAAACGAGTACGAGTATCACCAGCAGCTTTCAAGTACCAAAGGTAACCACCTTGTCCAGACTCGCCAGCAACTTCGATCCAACCAATTTGAGCAGTATCAGAACCGTTGATTTCGAAATGATCTTTGATAATCATTGGACGGTTAGTGAAAGTTTTAAAGTTAGGCTCGATAGAATTAGTCATTGTATCTGTTCCTTTGTCGAACTCAGAACCATATACAAAGAATTTAATAGTTGCAGAACCATTTATAGCTACTCCAGCCAAATCGTCCATGTTTTCAGCCCCGTAAGGCTTGATAGTTAAAGCGTTAGTAGCTGTTTCAACACCAGCGGTAACTAAACCTTTAAATACAACGCCTCCAATTTCACAAACAACCGTTGCGCCTTTGCGTACAGCGTGTGCTTCAGCAGATCCAGTATCGATATTTAAAATAGAAGTTACATCGCCTGTCTCAGTGTCGACACTAGCTGTGTAAGCCAAGTGTAAACGACCTTGCTCAGACCAAATAACTTGATCAGATTGCAAAGGCATTTCTGCGCTAAGCATTGATAAAAATCCAGAGATAGTACGATTACCATATCTGTCAACCTCCTGCTCGTAAAGATCAGGAAGATATTGTTGTGCCCATCCAGACACGTTAGAACCGTCGCCAAATACATCACTAGACGTAAAGTCCAAGTAGTTTGTAGCTAAAGTTTGCTTCTTGTAAGCTGGACTTACGATACCTGCGGCCGCTGGTCCAGCAAAACTTACATTAGTTGCCATAATTTTTAGTTTTTAGTTTTTAATAGTTTTTTAGTTTTATTTTTGTTGTTGAACTATTTTCACCACTAATAACTCTTACTTTAGTACCACCAGCGTTTATCATACCATCAGATGTAGTACGATCAACTTTGATGTTCTTAGCTTGGGCAGTCATATTTCTAACTGCATCAGCTTTACCTTGCTCGTAAAAGTGATTAGCAAGTGCATCAGCATTGCGTGCAGCGAACAAAGACTTGTGATAACCTTTAGCGTCGTTAAGTAAATTGTCTTGGCCGATAAACTTATCGAACACATTCATAACATTGCTTTGAGCTTGCTTTGTTTCTTGCACATCCTTCACATTGAAACGATATTTCTTTTCACCGACTTGAAAGTCAAAACCTTTGAACTTATCGTTGAAAACTTTGTTTGTTTCAGCTTGAAAGTGTTGCTGCTGTTTGGTGGTTAGTTCTTCCACCGATTTTTGTTCCTCGTTGTACCTGTTGAAAAAGTCCATAGCTTTCTGTTGATCAGGAGTCAACCGCGATCCTAACTTAAGATCTTGGTAATACTTCGACTTCATACTCTCGAGATGATTTTTAGCTTGTGCTACTTCTTCTTTGTACGCGAGCTTTTTTCTTCTTATATCCCTCTCTTCGTCCATATCTTCATCATAATCAAATCTATCTTCGATTAAGAAGTTGAGTTCATCTGAACTTAGATGAGGCTTAGTCGCCTTGTAGTATTCTAGTAAAAGTGCTTTATCGTCTAGTTTTCCGTAATCTGCATTTAACCTAGCGTAGTCTTCGATTGTTCCACCAGTTTCTTCCATAAACTCAACTAGCTTTTCAATCCCTTCAGGCAAGTCAACTTGTGGTTGCTCCTGAACTACAGTCTCTTCTTGAACTGTTTCTTGTGCTGGCTCTTCTGCGATAGGTTCTTCAACTTCAGGCTCATCAGTAACTTCTTGTAAAACAGGAACATCCTCTTCTACTGTTGGTTCTTCAGGTGCCTGTGGCTCTTCTACCGTTGGCGTTTCGTTAGTATCTGCGAAACCTACTCTGTAAGTTCCATCTTCTAATACTTCACTTTTAACTTTGTTTTCTTCAACCGGTGCTTCTTCAGTTGGTGTAACCTCCTGATCTACAACTGGTTGTTCATCTTTAATTTCTTCCATGATATAATATTATATAAGTGTTTGTTTGTTTTTATCTTGGGTCAAACTGCTCCAAGCCAAAACCTCCTAAGTTATCAAACCCAGCGGATTCAAACTTCTTAGCAGGTGCATTTTGTTTTCTTTGCTCGATCATCTCAGATTGTTGACTGGCTTGTATTCTAGTCCTTTCATCTTTGCGATCTTCTTTATACTTCTCTTTATCCTTTATCACTTGACTTTCTACATCTTTAAGCTGCATGTTTAGTTCAAACTCTTTTTGCATGAGATCAAACTTGATCTGTGCTTCTCTTTCCATCTTCTCAATTTCAAACTGATTCTTAGCTTGATGTATTTGTATTTCAGTAGATGCTAGTGCTTGTTGCTTTTGCATCTCAGCTTCTGCTGCAACCCTAGATGATTCTTGATTTGCTTGAGCTTGCATCTGTATGTTACGCTCTTTAAGTGCTTGATCAAGTGCCATCTTCTTGGATTTTCTAACTTTTAGTAATTGATTGGCTAGTTTAGTGTTTCTTATATTCCTAACATCGATAGCATCTTCTAAATTAATAGCTTGCTGCTGTAACGCCATTTGTATGTTGTTTTCTAATCTAGTCTTCTCTTCTTCGTCAGGTTCTATCTCTAAGAATATACCAAAGTCATGTAAGTGTAGGTTCTTAACCTCATGAAGCGTACCAACGTTAAATCTTCCTAGAGACTGTATAAATTGGTTCTGAGTATTAGAGTACTCAAGTACGTCAGATACTCTAAGAGAACACGCCTCTGCAGTCTTAAGAGTGAGGTATAAACCTCCATCTTGTATATGCTTAGTAGCGACGTTTGAGTTTGCTGCAGCTAGTTTTTGTAATCCAACCAAAGAGTTTTCGTTTGGCGCACTACCGTCTCTAGCCTCGTTCAAACCTGTAACGTCTCTAATCATTTGCAAATAGTAATTGTAAGAATTAATAAGTGCAGATATTTTAGCATTGCCACCACTGGTTTGTAGCTCTTGAATAGGTACTCTTGCATTGTTAAAGTCTCCATCTTGTGTCATTGATCTACCAATAACAGAACCAGTTTGGAAGTACATATTCAAAGCTTCTTGCGGATTGTAGTTTGTACCGTTACCCAAGTCAATCTCAGCAATACCATCAGCGTCTAAGTAAACACCATCTGGTACCATGCGTGACATCACTTGCTGTAGCTTCAAATGCGTTAACTGAATCATATCAGCAAACGTCATCATTCTACTTACTAATGACTCAGCAACTCCTTTGTACATCCTTGGAGCTACGATGTTATAACTCATAGCCACCTTTGTTATATCAGACTTAGGACGTGTCATGTTTTCACATAACTTCCAATCTAATAATATATCGTGACCTAATACTTTAACACCAGAGTACATAACCTCGATAGATCTAGAAACCCTTTGGAACCTAGCTCTTTGATCTTTAGGTGGGTTAAATGTATCAGACTTTTCTATTGCTTTGTCAGCACCAGATGCAGTTTGTTTAATCTTGTATGTTTGATTGTTAAATGTTTTATACTCGAAGTACAATAC